TACTGCGACGAGCTTACGCTGTTCCCGGAGGATTTCTTCGTCATGCTGCTGTCACGTCTGTCTGCGCCCGGCGCAAAGCTGTTCGCGACCACCAACCCGGACACGCCTACCCACTGGCTAAAGAAAAAGTACCTCGATAACGAGGCTCTTGCGGACGACCTGCTGAACATCTTTTTCAGCATTGACGACAACACAACGCTCCCCGCCGACTACGTTTCCGCGCTGAAAAAGGAGTACACCGGCGTGTTCTACGACCGGTTCATCCTCGGAAAGTGGGTAGTCGCGGCGGGCGCTATTTACCGTGTGTTCTCGGATAATATCCCCGCGTTCGCCGCGCCGGAACCGCTCCCACGTCTGGACATGATAAACGTCGGCGTGGACTGGGGCGGCAACGGCTCGGCTCATGCTATGGTCGCGACCGGAATGACCTACAATTACGAAAAGCTCGTCGCCCTGCGGAGCGAGCGCGTCCCCGCTACTGGACTTACTCCGCAGCAGATCTACAAGCGTATCTATGAGTTCTGCGAGGACATTCAGCGGGATTTCGGCAGGATCGAGGACATCTACGCCGACAGCGCCGAGCAGACGCTGATTTCCGGCTTGCGGGAATACATAAAGCCGCTCGACCTGACCGTGAAGAACTCGATGAAGCGCCCGATAATCGACCGAATCCGCGCAACGACCATGCTTATGGGCGGCGAAAGATTCCTGCTGACTTCCGAATGCGAAACGCTGCGGGAAGCATTTCAGGGCGCGGTGTACGACGACAAGGTTGTCGGCGAGGATATCCGGCTGGATAACGGCACCTCGGATATTGATACGCTGGACGCGTTCGAGTACAGCTTTGAAAGATACATTCCGCGGCTCATAAGGAGAGATTAATGAACATTTTAAACGCGCTTAAAGGCTTATTTAAAGGGAAAGGAGGAACGGACGTGGACGACTTTAATATTACAGATTCAGCGGTAAGCTCGACCATGCGCTCCGCGACTTCCCTCTGGTGGGACGCGTTTCAGGGACAGCTTCCGTTTGCGCAGACCCACAAGAATTTCAAGCCGCTGCCGGTGGCTTATACTTCTACCGCGTATCTGGCGCAGCTCGTCACCGGGGAAATCAAGTTCGAAGTCGCGGACGAGGAGCTGAACAGGAACGTCCAGAAGAATCTCCTGCCGAACCTCGACAGGATAGTTCAGCAGACCCTTGTCGGCGGCTACACGGTGATTAAACCGTATTTCGTGCAGTCCGGCGAAATGTTCTTCGATTCCGGCACCAGCCGTGACTTCCTGCCGATGGCTCTGGACGAGAATGGGCACATCACCGAGGGCGTATTTTTCGAGCGTATACGGTACCGCGGCAAAATCTACGAGCGCCGGGAACATCACACATTCCAGAACGGCGTGCATACCGTCCGGAACACGGCGTATCTCTACGGCACAAAGCACGCTGTGGAGCTTGCGACCGTGCCGAAATGGGCGGTTCTGCTTCCGGAAGGACGGATTCTCTCAGATATTCCGATGATAGCGACATTCCGCACGCCCTACGCGAACAACATCGACCTCGACAGCGAACTTCCGATAAGCATTTTCGCGAACTCTCTCGGCACGCTGCATGAGATAGACGAGGCGCATTCCGAGTATTGCGCGGAATTTAAGAAGATGTCCGCAAAGGTATTCGCCGACCGCACCGTTTTAAAGGAAAACAGCGGTATTCCCGACGATTACTTTGTAGGGATAAGCGGCGACGGTACCTCCACAATGGAACAGCAGATAATGGCTTATGCTCCGCAGATACGCGAGACCGAGCACAGCGCCAAAATCAACAAGGAGCTGCGGTTCTACGAAACGCAGATAGGCGTAAGCTCCGGAACGTTCTCGTTCGATACGCAGAAAGGACTTGTCACCGCAACGCAGGTGCTGTCCGAGGACAGAACTACATACAACACGGTCTGCCAGATTCAGCGGCAGCTGCGCCCGGTACTGCAGGCGCTCAGTCAAATCATTGTCACGCTGGCGCGGTTCTACGGCGTGGAGTGCGAGGACGGCGAGTGCGCAATAGAGTTCGGCGACAGCGTGTTCGAGGACACTGGCACTGAGTTTAACCGCCGCTTCCAGATGGTTCAGGCGGGACTGCTCAAAGCCGAGGACTTCAATGCGTGGTACTTCGGCGTTCCTACGGAGCGGGCGCGTGAAATGCTCCCGCCTATGACTGAAGCCTTTGGGGGTGAATAAATGCTCACTCCGGAACAGCTTCAGAATCTGCCGCAGGAGCTGACCGATCTTTACGACCAGCTTTCCGAGTTTATCCTCCGGGACATAGCCCGGCGCATTGCAAAGGGCGCACAAATAACCGATACGGCTGAATACCAGCTTTACCGAGCGCGGAGCCTTGGACTTTCCACGGACGAAATCGCCGCGAAAATCGCCGAGATAAACGGCAGTTCCGCTGCGGAGATCAACCGGCTTATCCGTGAGGCTGCGGCACAGTCCGACGAGTTCGACCGGAAAATGCTTGGAGCCGACAAGGGCGCGGCTGTTCCGCTGGAAGAAAACGCACAGCTCCAGAAGCTCATTTCCGCGCAGATAGCGGAGACCGCCGGAAAATGCGAGAACCTCACAAACACGATGGGGTTCGCCGACCACGATTTCCTCGGGCGCGTGTATTACCTTTCCATGACTGATATGTACCGCCGGGAGATGGATTCCGCGCACATGAAGGTCGTGACCGGAGCAACGGACTACATGACCGCGATCCGGCAGGCTTGCAATAAACTTGCGGCGAGCGGCGTGCGAACCATAGATTATGAGAGCGGGCGCTCCGACCGTATCGAAGTCGCGGCGCGGAGAGCAATCCTTACTAGCGTGGCGCATGTCACGCACCGGATATCCGAGCAGAACGGCGAGGAGCTGGGCGCGGACGGCTGGGAGATGTCGGCGCACTCTGGTTCGCGACCGTCCCACGCAGTTTATCAGGGGCGGCAGTACACGCAGGAACAGTATGAGCGGATAATCAAGCCGCTCATCAGCGAGCCGAACTGCCGCCATGATGTGTTCCCGATAATCCTCGGCGTGTCCGAGCCAGTTTACACCGAGGAGGAACTCCAGAATATAGACCAGCCGCCGTTTACCTATGAGGGGCGGACTTACACAGCCTACGAAGCTTCCCAGCAGATGAGGAAGATGGAGCGTGCCATGCGAAAGCAGAAAGACCGCTGCATTGTCGCCGACGCTGCCGGGGACGAGGAAGCATTTGCAACAGCCAGTATTCGCCTTAATCGCCAGAAATACATCTATGAGGACTTTTGCAAGGCGGCTGATTCGTATACAGAATACGAACGTACTTATGTAACCGGCTTCAATCGCAGCATTGCCGCAAGGTCTGGTGTGGCTGCTATCAAAAAGGAATACAAGCTTATCGCAAGCACTTTGGATAAATCTGCTGTTCCAAGTATTGACGATTTCAAGAAAATGCTGTATAATAATAGTGACGAATACAAACAGCTTCGCCACCAGTTCAATGAAAAGGTCATAAACAGCGATTATGATGATATCAAGCATTTGAACGGCAGTCTTAGCGATAAGGTAACTAGACAGTGGTATGTTCTTCATGATAAAAAGATACCAGATATGATTGACCGAAATCAGTCCATTGAGGATCAGGCAAGGCAGGCACACGCCTTGAGAAATCAGTTCAGAACCAATGCCCGTGACCTGATGTTGAACCAAGACGAAAGAAAGTGGCTGGATAAATCACACCCTAATCTGACATTCGAAGAACAGGTAGACAAAAAAATGTCTGATAAGGGCATGACCCGAGACGAAGCTATTCAGGATATCCTGAAAACAGCGTCAAAGTCCAACAAAAAGGTGAACGAAAAATTCAAGCTGTAAGGAGGGCGTTTATGTATAATTACACTATATGCTATAATTTCAGCACCGAATATTTCAACCGGGCTTGTAAGGCTCTTGAAAGCCGGATTCCTAATATAAAAAAAGGACGTGCTTCACACGATGTTGATGATTCTCGAACGCAGGAGTATGTCGCAGACGATAACCACATCACCGTGTATAATGATTATCCGACTGATGTTGTGTGCATAAAATCAGAAAAAGACATTGAGAAATATCTTACTCAGAACTAATTACCGCACTCCCAGCAATGGGGGTGCAATTTTATACCCATTTTACGAAAGGAGTTCCCATGATCCAGAACAACCGATACTGCAAAGCGAAGCAGGCGGCGGTGATCGCGGACGCAACGCGAAAGCGCCAGCGCTGCAACCAGCGTGACCCGCCCCGATACGTCAGCAGCTGCACATACCACATAGTCATGCTACCCTTATTGAGGGTACATTTTTTTACCTGTTTTTAAGGAGGATTTTTATGGATAAGTTAAAGGTACTTCTCCAGAAGCTCGGAATTGAGCTTACCGCAGACCAGACCAAGCAGATCACCGAGGTCATTGAAAAGGAATTCGTCCCCGCTGCCGATGTCGCAGCCAATAAGACAAAGCTTGATGAGCTTACCAAGCAGCTTGCCGCCCGCGACAAGGATCTCGCAAAGCTCAAGGCGGATAACAAGTCCGAGGAGCTTCAGAAGCAGCTCGACGAGTTGAACGCAAAGTACAAGCAGGACACCGACGACCTCAACGCTAATCTGTCCGCGCAGCAGGCGGATTTCGCCGCAGAGAAGCTGTTCGGCGGCTACAAGTTCGCAAGTGACCGCGTCCGCAAGTCCGTTCTGGACGAATTCAAGGGCAAGGGCTTCAAGCTGGAGAACGGCGAGTTCGTCGGCGGCAAGGAGTACCTTGAGGGGCTGAAGCAGTCTGAGCCGTCTGTGTTCGCAGCGGAACAGAAGCCCGGGCTGTTCATGGGCAGTACGCAGAGCAACGTCAGCGCCAGCGCAAACAACCTTGAGGAACAGATTTTCGCCGGAATCGGCGTAAAGAAGTAAAGGAGGACACCATAATGGCAATCAATACGATAGAAGCGGCAAAGATATTCCAGACCGCACTCGACCTGCAGATGATGCAGGGAGCAACTTCCGGCTGGATGGAGGACAACGCCGGACAGACCAAGTATTCCGGCGGTAATGAAGTCAAGATCCCGAAGATGTCGCTCAGCGGTCTTGGCAAGTACAACCGCGACAGCGGCTACGTTCAGGGCGCTATCACCTATTCATACGAGACCAGAACCCTGACCCAGGACAGAGGCAGAAAGTTCCTGCTCGACAAGATGGACGTTGACGAGACAAACTTCGTTGCAAGCGCTTCCGCTGTAATGAGCGAGTTCCAGCGCACAAAGGTAATTCCGGAAGTGGACGCTTACCGCTACAGCAGGATCTACGCTCTGGCAAAGGATAACTACGGCAGGACTTACACCCCGGCGGCAAGCACCATCCTGTCCACGCTTTCCGCTGATATAACAGCGGCGCAGGACGCCACCGGAGCTGACGACCTTGTGATCATCATGCCTATCACTGTTTCGGATATGCTGAACAACAGCGAAAAGATAACCAAGTACATTAACGCCGGAGATTTCAAGCAGGGCAGCCTTGACCTCAAGGTGAGGTACTTCAACGGCATTCCTATCATTCCGGTTCCCTCTGCGAGAATGAAAACCGCCTACACCTTCAACGACGGCACGACCGGCGGTCAGGAAGCCGGCGGTTTCACTCCTGCCGCAAAGGCGACCCAGATAAACTGGATAATCTGCCCGAAGTCCGCGCCGATAGCCGTTTCCAAGACGGATAATTTTAAGATCATCGACCCGGACGCTAACCAGTCCGCTGACGCATGGCTCATTGCATACCGCAAGTTCCACGACCTCTGGATAAAGGACAACATGCTGCCCTCTATCCGCGTGTGCGCGGTAGCTAAAACATGAGTTACGCTGACTACGCCTACTACACCGACAGCTACGGCGGCAAGGCGGTAAGTCAGGAGGATTTCCTCCGGCTTGCCGCCAAAGCCTCCGCGTATCTCGATAACCTGACGTTCGGGCGCGCCGCCGGGAACGCCGACGATGAACGGCTGAAAATGTGCTGCTGCGAGCTTTGCGACAGCCTGCTGCTTACAGATGGCAACGGTGGCATGGTGAAGCAGTCCGAAAGCGTGGGGAGCTGGAGTTACACACTGGCGAGCAGTTCCGAGGGAACATCTGAATCCGTCATGGTTCGCGCGATTTGCCGCGCGTGGCTACCTGCGGAGTGGCTTTACAGAGGGGTGGCGCGGGAATGAGGTTTACAGAAACCATCACGGTCTACAACAAGATCCCGCAGCAGGGGCGCGAATCGGAGAAGCTCCGCCGCACGGTAGTTCACGGAGCATTCTGGGACTACACGACCGGAGCCGCGTTCGGCAAATCAGGAAAGGACGACAGCGACAGCATTATGGTCATGATTCCGGATATGCCTGCTCTTGTGCCGGCAGCGGAATGGTTCCGGAGCGGCTGCCCCGAAGATAAGTTCACGCTTTCCCCCGGCGACATAATCGCCCGGGGCGAATGTGGAAATATCTCAAGCGCAGCGGAACTTGAACGGCAGCACACCGAAAAATTGATAATCACAGCGGTTCGTGACTGCCGGTTCGGTTCCGCAAGTTTGAGACATTGGGAAGCTTCCGGAAAGTAGGTGATTCGATGAAAATTACTACCGAACGAGGGGTATTGTTCACTACCGCCAGTGGCAAGTCTATTCTTCGCTGGAATGGTGGTAAGCCACCCACCGAGGAGGGTTTTAACCAACTCCAGATTTTCATTGACAACACAGTTGTCCGGCATATGGATCCATACGTCACTATGCGTACCGGAATGCTGAAGAAATCCGTTATCCTCGGTTCCCGAATGGGCAGCGGCGAGCTGGTGTTTATCGCGCCGTATGCTCATAAGCAGTACTACCGCAACGGAAAGCTCAAGGGAAAGCGCGGTTCGCGGTGGTTCCACCGTATGTGGGCGGCGCTTAAGGACACCATCGTCCGTGAAGTCAAAAATTACGCAAGGAGGCTGATGCCGTGAAATCAGTTATGGACAGCGTTTGCGAATACCTTTCCGGGTGTCCGCTGCTCGACCCGAAACTTCCGGTCTACCTTGATTATGTGGACGATAACGACTGCTACTGTGTGGCTACGGTTCCGAATGCTCCTTTCCGCAAGGATATTCTCGGCAACCGTATATACACGGTGACGTTCCAGTTCGCATATCGCACGGCTATCGGCAGCGATGTGGAACGCGGAAAGAATGTTGAATTTCTGGAGCAGTTCTGCCGCTGGATAGATGAGCAGAATGACCGGCGCAGCTTCCCCGCTCTGGCGAAGAATCAGACCGGACAGAGCCTCAAGGTAATAGAGACCGGCTGTCTTGATGAGACCGCCGAGGACAGGGTAACGGGCGTTTATTTAACGCAGCTACAGTTTATATATAAGGAGAGATGTTAACATGGCAATCACAGGAACAGGCGCTGTAGAGCGCGAATACAGCGTACTGCTGATACAGATCAACGGGATATGGTATCCCATCGGCGAGGACAACGAGAGCATGGAGCGTACCCGCAACAACACGGTCACACAGACAAAGAACGTCCTCGGAAAGACCAAGACTAAGGTTGTAAAAGGCAATCAGGTGACATCAGTTTCACCGTTCCTCGTTGCAAGGGATTCCGCGCTCGGCAAGGAGCTGTATGAGATAGATCGGCTGAACAAGCAGCTTGACGAGGTCAAGTACCGCTTTATGGAGGTCTCTATTTTCGACAGCAAGGGCGACGAAAAGTTCGCGGCATGGACGCAGGAAGCAAAGATCGACCTCAAGAGCTGGGGCGGTTCTGCTGCCGATGGTCTGACAGCTCCGTTCGACATCGTCTGGGAGGGCGACCGCACATACGGTATATATGACCGCGCGGCGAACACATTCACCAGTGACGGCGGTATCGAGGAGCTGACGGTCGTTTCTACCGCAGGCGGCTCTGCGACCAGTACGGTGCTGCTGGTGTCCCCGCAGCTCAGCACCGGTAATCATTATGTGTACAAGGGCGGCGCGTCCGCTCAGACCGTCGCCGAGGGGCAGGACGTTACAAGCTGGTCTACGCTTTCCCCCGGTACCGCGATAACCCTGACCGGGTCGCCGGCGACAATCACGGTAGTCGAGGCTGACGCGGCAGGCAAGGCTGTTAAGGCTGGCAGCGTTACGGCAGTGTACGGGTCGTAAAGTGACATTTTCTGCTTGACTTTATCCTCCGGGTGTGATATAATGTAGAAAAATCACATCTGGAGGGTTAATGTCATGTTTACCATTTTATCAGTTGCAGCAACATCAGCAAACTCCAATCACAATAATTCGAACTCCTTGTGGGTTATCCTTATGGTTGTTGCAGTGATAGTAATCGCTGCTGTTATTCTTTGTTTCAAAAATATCAAGTCTAAACAGGGACAGATAGAAGATGAAAAATTCTATCTCCGCGAAATACGCAACTATGTGAGAATCATTGCAATAATCATCATCGCATGGGTGATAATATCAATAATCTCTTGGATACTTGCGCTTATGTAATCATAATTTAAACACTCCACTTAATTGCTGGGGTGTTTATTTTATCATTTTCAGGAGGAACTTTTATGAACACAATGAAATACACCGTGACCCCCGAATCCCCGGTTGATATCGAAATATCCGCCAACGGCGAAACACATCACATCAGCTTCTACCCGACAGACCTTGCTGTTCGTGAACGGTTCTACCAGACCTACGAAAATCTGAAGAACTACAAGCCCAGAGGATTTAAGGTCGTTGTTGATAAGAACGGCGTTTCGAACGCCGAACTGGAGAACGCAAAGGAGCTGCGCCGCTTTGCCGAGTTCCTCGGCGAGCAGGTAGATGGAATCTACGGCGAGGGAACAGCGAAGATCCTCACAGGCGGGCGCTGCGAGCCTTCGGAGCTTATCCGTTTCATCTGCGAAACTGCAAAGTACTTCACCCAGACCTCCGACCAGCTTATCAGGCACTACACCGAAGCGGTTCAGGGCGGTGTGATGAAGTGAATTACCTGCTTGAACAAATGCCGCAGGCTGTCCTGATCGACGGCGAAGCGGTACCTATAAATACAGATTTCCGGGTATGCCTGCGAATAATTCAGGCACTGGAGGACGAGCGGCTCATGGAACATGAAAAGCTGACTGTGCTTATTACGCTCCTCTATCCGGATCCGCCGAAAAATACAGCCCTTGCAATTGAGCAGGGGCTGAAATTTTTAAATCTCGGCGAATCTGTTGACGGCGGCAAGGCTCGTCAGCAGATAGTTTACAATCTTAATAAGGATTCAGCTTATATTTACACGGCGTTTAAAAGCACTTTCAACATAGATTTAAACACCGTTGAAAATCTTCATTACTGGAAGTTCCGCAGTCTTTTTGCCGACCTCGGCAGGGACTGCTTTTTTAATACACTCATAAGTCTGCGTTCACGGCAGCGTTCCGGGAAACTTTCGGACAGCGAAAAGGAATTCGTCCGGAAGAACCCGGAGATTATGTCCCTGACTGAGCATAAGCACAGCAGCGCCGTGCAGGACTTTATCTCGAAGATAGGAAGGAGAGGATAGCATGTCACAGGCTGACGTATATGTCCGTATCGTCACGCAGAACGATGTTTCTGAAGCGCAGCGCTCCACGGAGCAGCTCGGAGATACGATTCAGGAAGCGCTGGATACAACTCCTGCAGACAACATGACCAATGCCATGGGAAGTCTTGAGGACGGCATTTCCGACACAGGAGATGCGGCGCTCAAGACAGGCGACATAATCAAGGCTAATCTGGTCTCGGAAGCTGTTACGCAGGGAATACAGAAGCTAGGTTCGGCGTTAAAGGCTGCTGCCAGCAATGCAGTTTCAATGGCTATGAGCAATGAAACTGCATTTGCAAAAGCAAGTACATTACTGAGCGGGGACGATTTAACTAAATACTTTGAGGGACTTATAGAAATGTCCAATCGCACCGGAGTTGCCTTTACAGATCTTGCAGAATCAATGTATTCTGCTTTATCAGCAGGCGTTCCGCAGGACAACGTCCTTGAATTCGTTGAAAATACCGTAAATCTTTCAAAAGGCGGATTTACCCAGACTGCTACTGCAATAGATATCGTCACAACTGCATTGAACGCTTATCAGATGGAGATGTCAGAAGCTACTCATGTTCAGGATGTTCTCATCACGACGCAAAATCTCGGTAAAACCACCGTCGATGAACTTGCTTCAAATATGGGTAAGCTGATCCCGACTGCAAACAGCGTTAACGTTGCGTTCGACCAGCTCGGTGCCATGTACGCAACGGTTACGGCAAACGGCGTTGCCACTGCTGAAACCACGACTTACCTCAATGCCATGATAAATGAGCTTGGAGCTTCCGGATCGACCGCCGAAAAAGCAATGCAGGCTGCTACTGCCGGAACCGATATGGCTGGCAAAAAATTCTCCGAGATCTCGGCGATGGGATATGACGTTACAGACGTTCTCAAGCTGATGGATGAATATGCACAGTCTACCGGAAAATCTCTGTCGGATATGTTCTCTTCGTCTGAAGGAGCTAAGGCGGCTTCTATCCTGCTGTCGAATATGGAGGGTTTCAAGAGCAATATCACTTCCATGATTGATTCCGCCGGTGCTGCTTCTGCCGCTGCGGAGACCATGATGGACACTACTGCTGAGAAAATTCAGGTTGCAAAGAATCAGATAGATAATCTGACCAGCTCCATTGCTGAACAACTTCTTCCCGTAATTGGCGAAACTGCTCAGGAGATATCAGACGTTGCTGATTCCAGTAAAATAGACGAAACTGCAAAAGTTGTCGGGAATTTTATTTCTGGAACGCTGACGCTGCTGCTCAAAAACATCAACCTTATTGCCTCGGCAGTCACCGGTGTTACCGCTGCCGTCATCGCTTTCAAGACCGCGAATGTGCTGACAAAAGTGATTGCAAGCTGGCAGACCGCTGCTTTGCAGGTCACTATGCTCGGAAACGCTCAGGGAGCGGCTGCAATCAAGAGCGCTGCGCTGAAAGGCGAGCTTACAGCGCAGGAGATAGTCTACGCCGTACTTAGTGGCAAACTTGATGTTGCCACAGCAAAGCAGATTGCCCTCAATACAGCTATGAATATGAACCCCGCAGGTATTATTGCCGTTGCGGTAGGGTTGCTTGCAACTGCCCTCACAGGTTTCGCAATCAGCGCCGGAACAGCGGAATCCGCAGCCAAAGAGCTGAATGACGCTATTGACCAGATGCATGATTCTGTTGAAAGCTCTATCGCCGACAACGAAGCCGAAATGTCAGTGCTGAAGGATAAGGTCAAGAGATACGACGAACTCCGCACTGCCGTAAGTCTGACTTCCGACGAGCAGAAGGAACTCTCAACTCTGGCACAGGAGCTTCAGAGCGTTCTCGGCGATGAGGTTACGGTCGTAGACCAGCTCACAGGAAAGTACAATGATCTGACAGACGCGGTCGATACCTATGTTCAGAAAAAAACTGCTTCCGTGAAGCTGTCAGCATATGAGCAAGAGGCAGCTGAAGCATATAATATTAAGCGTAATGCGGAGAATAAGCTAAAAGAACTTAATGAAAAATACGGCGGACTAAACTCCGATGACTACTTCGCCAAAATCAAAGCGACAGCTACTGTATTTTCTGATTACGGGAACACTTTGGCGGCAGGACAACAGTTTGAGGCGGACGTTAAAGCTGCACAAAAAGCCATAGAAGAAGCCGATAAAACAATATCGGAATGGCAGAGCCTTGCGTCAGAATCCTACAAGGACGGCATTACTGCTTCCGGGACAAAAACCCCTGCCTCCACCAGCAGCAAGCAGACTGAACCCGCTAACAGCCTCCCCGATTACTGGAAACAGAAAAGCGAGGATTTCAAGTACTGGAAGGAATCCTACAAATACGATTACGATATGGGGCGCATATCCGCCGAGGAGTATTACACTACCCTTGCATCGCTCCGCGATGAGTTCCTTGAGAACGAATCGGACGAATGGCGCTCGGTCAACGTCGAAATAAAGAAGTACTACGACAGCTTATCCGAGGAGCAAAAAAAGGCATACGAAAAGCGCCTTGAGGAGCAGAAAAAAGCAGATGAGGAAGCCAAAAAAGCCGCGGAACAGGCAGCCGCCGAAGCCATTGCCGCCCGGAAAGCGGCATACTCCGAAGAAAAATCCCAGCTTGAATTTAAGCTGAAAACCAACCATATCACGGAGAAAAAATACTATTCCGAACTTGCTAAGCTCCGGGACAAGTACCTCGACAAAAACTCCGCCGAATGGCGCAGCGCGTTCCTTGAGACCTACGAATACAATCAGAAGATGATCCAGGCGAACAAAGACGCTCTGGAGCAGCTCCTGAACGACGCCAGCGACACCACGCTGTCCGCTCTGGAGAAGATAGTTTCCGCGCGGGACAGCCTGACGGCTAAGCTTACGGACTTCAATAAGACGTTCGAAAAGGTCACCGAGACCATTCCGGAAACGGTGGCGGTCAAGGGTGATTTCACCATCACGACCGCCGAGCATGATGTCGAGACCTACAAAATGGGCGCTGACAGCATTGAGGATAACATCAAGGTTCTTGAGGAATACGGCGCAATGCTGGACGCTCTCAAGGCGCGCGGCGCTGATGAAAGCACGCTCAGCTCCATACTGAACATGGATATTGAGGAAGGCATGGAGTTCGGGTCTAAGCTGCTCAATATGTCGGATCAGGCATGGAACAGCTATTTCGACAGCCTTGAGCGGCTCCACAAGACAGCCGCAGAAATATCCGCGAAATACTATCAGGACGAGGTCAACAGCCTCAAGGAGAACTTTGTGGACAAGCTCCGCAGCGCGTTTGACGGCATGACCAGCGACATGTATCAGGTCGGATTCGACACTGCAAAAGCGTTCGTCGAGGGCTGGAACAAGCAGCTCGGAACCGAGGATCTAACCCTCGGAGATATCGCTGCCGCGGTGAGCGGCGGAACGCTGTCAACTGCTCCTGTCGCCGCCCAGAGCATGAGCGCAGCCGGAACCGTACTGAGCGGCGCGACAAAGCTGATGTCCCAGATCGTAAACGTCCCGGTTTATATCGGTACGCAGAAGCTTGCGGACGTCATGGTAGATGTCACGAATGGCAAGATAATTCAAACCGGCAAAAATGTGCTTATGACTTGAGAGGTGATATTTTATGATGTGGTGGAACGGAGAACCGCTGCCGACACCATCCCCGGGGATATCCTTTGAGGAGCGTATCGTTGAGGGAACCAACAGTGGGCAGACCCTCGGCGGTTCCTACTCCAAGAAGATAATTGCCCGGAAAGAGGACGTCCGTGTAACGTGGGAGGGGCTGACCGCCGAGGAAAGCGCCGCAATCGGCAAAATCGACGCCAGCACTTACGGAAAGCTGACGTACTACAGCCCGTCGAAAGGCAAATTTCTGACGAAAACAATGCATGTCGAAAGCCATACGCAGGACATCAACGAAGCGGATATCCAGCTTGGGAAGTTCCATGGAGATATCAGCGTAACTGTGCAGTTCCGCGAAAAGTAAGGAGGCTTAAAGGTGTTTTTAATTACCTTTTCAAAAGCCGGTCAGGAGGATATCGTTCTGACCGAGGACGACCTGTTCGACTTTCAGTACGAAGCGAGCTGCTACTCTGGCGAGAGCTTCGAGCTTGGCGGCGTGAATGCGAAAACGCTGTACCTGCTCATTGATAACAATACGCAGCGTTTCTCCCGGGGCACATTCGCGAACTGCCGCGTAAAGCTTGAGATAGACGGGAAATTTTTCGGCTACTACAATACGGAGCTTCCGAAGCGCCGGAACGGCGTGATAGAGCTTACCGCATACGACGATATGGTGAAGCTGGACACCGAGTTCCCGACCGATTACACGTTTCCGCAGACGTTCTGGGCTGTGTATGCTCAGTGCGTATTTGAAGCCGGGCTTGCTTCCGAGGTGTCGTTCGACAACGTTGTCCTTAACGGTGCATGGGACAACGGCATTATTTCCGCTGATTACACGCAATATATCTACGCTAATTCCTGCCGCAATCTGGTGGCGGGAATGGCAGAGTGGAACGGCGGTTATGCACATATCAACGATGATGGGAAGCTCCAGATAGACAAGTTTTCCAAGATTGTGAGCCGGGAATACCGCTCCGGCGACCTGATGGAGCTTGACTACAGCGACGAAACCGTAACGTTCTCAAAGGTAAAGACCTCGCAGAAGAACAAGACCTATGAGATGGGAACGGACGATGGGTATACGCTTGTTCTTAATAATCAGTATATCGGCTATGGGCTTGATGATACGTCGTTCGAAACGGCGCTGGAGCAGATATACAACTACTACAAGGGCTTCGACCTTACGCCGATGTCGTTCACGCTTGCCGAGCCTGATTTTGACCTGCGTATCGGCGACAGAGTTAAGGTTTATGATGAGGAGGAGCAGGTAACTGTTGTCGGGAATGTTTCCAAAATCGTGATATCCGGCAACTGCTCTATGACTGTTATCTGCGGCGGGTTTGAGAACGTGTCCAGCCACAGTAATTTTACTCCGACTTCTTACAGTCAGGTTCAGCAGGCTAGTCAGGACGCGAAAGGTGATAGGACAGCAGAAAAGCTTGTGTCCCCGACCCAAACCTCGTATGCCGCGGTGCAGGACGGACGAGGGTTGTGTATGTTTCAGAACGGCGAATGGTGGGCGTTTCTTCAGCGCGCTAGTAATGGCTTTATGCTGAGCGGGACTAACGCGTCGCATCTGACTATTTCATCAGACTACCCCAAGCAGCTTGTAGAGCTTAGTTCCGGTAGCAACATGATTATTCTCGATAACCAAGGTGAAAAAAGCATAATGATTGAGGTGGATAATACTACACGACTGTGGGTCTACCAAAGGGGCAAGTTTTATCTTAGACCATCCGGACTTTCTTTCGTTAACAGCAAAAACATTACGTATAGATTTGAAGCAACAAACGAAGGATGGGCTATATACAGCACGACCGATGATACAGGCAGAAAGCTTGAGGCAAAGGCAGATGGGCTTTATTACAACGGCAAAAAGGTACTTTTGGAGGGATAAATCATGACATCAAAAACAATCGTCCTCACCGGCGAGGAAATCAGGGCAGATTACAGCGGCGGGACGAACGCCTGGCTCAGGAACGACGGCACGGCTACCGTGTACGCGTCCACTGCTCCGGGCGTTACGGCGGGCGCTGACGGAGTAGTCAGCATTCCGGCGGGACAGGCGGTAAGGATTGACGGGGCTTGCAGGACAGTGTACCTGCTCGGCACCGGCGGCTCGGTTCAGCTTGTAGGCTCGGACTACACCGCATGCCCTTTTAAGACGTCCACATCGGCAGGCGGCGAGAGCGGTGTGGACGAGGTGGCAAGAGCCGCCATAGAAGCGCACGCGGGCAACGCGGATATCCACGTTACCGCCACTGAAAAGGCAGCGTGGAACGCGGTGAATTACAGCAATCCGAACCTGCTGATAAATCCGGATTTCCGTATAAATCAGCGCGGGCAGGCTGAATACACCTCCGGCTACACGGTCGACAGATGGTATTCCCCCGGGAAGTGCAGCGCAGCGCCGATTTCCGGCGGTGTAAAGCTCACCTCTACGGTAACAGCGTCGTCAACAACCCACGCTTTTTGGCAGGATTTTGAGTTCCCGCTTCCACCGGGAAAATACACGCTATCTCTCAAGGCAGCGGACGTCACCGGAGTATGGGCCGCGCGTATCCGCACTGTGACCGCAGCTGGGGACTACGTTGACAGCTACTATACTCCCAGGCTTCAGGCTGGCATAAACAGTGTGACGGTAGATCTACCTGACAGCGAGTACATATCAGCGGTATCCGTGAGCCTGAACAAAGGCATCGAAATTGGAGATTCGCTTACCATTGAGTGGATGAAGCTGGAGAATGGCTCTGCAACACTGTTTGTTCATCCCGACCTGGCGACCGAGCTTGAGAAGTGTCAGCGTTTCTATCAGATACGGAGCACGAACGATATCGACCCGCTGGATTTACGTCCCAGCATGAGGACAATAACGGACATCAAGGCAGTAGAAGGAGGATACGCATATGTCGCAGAATTATGATGAAATCATCGAACCGCGCGAAAATGACGAGCAGCGTGCTGCTCGGGAAAATCGGCTCAGAGCCGCCAAGATATCCCGGAGATTTTCCGAAATCGACCGGGCAAGAATACGCCCGCTCGCGGCAATAGTCGCAGGCGTCGGCACTGCCGAGGACAAGAGCAGGCTCAAGGAGCTTGAGGAAGAAGCGGCACAGCTCCGTGCGGAGCTTGCAGATATGGAGGATAAAGATGAAAATAATTGATAAGCTCATTCCTATTAATAAGTATAACCGCCCAGGAAGCAAGTCAACTCCGAAGCGCATATGTGTGCATTATACCGGACAGGCTGGAACTGATGCGGACAGGTTGGCGCTGTTTTATTCGAATGTCGCAACGGGAAGATTTCCTAATAAGCCGAACAACTGGACGAGCACGCAGTACATAGTCGGACTGAACGGCAAGGTAATCCGTGTTGTTCCCGATAACGAGACAGCCTATGCCGCAAGTGGCAAAAACGCCGGAACGCTGCATATCGAGGTCTGCTATTCAAAGGCAAGCGGAGAATTTGAAACAGCGTCTATGTCGGCTCTGCGCGAACTGGTACAGTACCTTATGAAGAAGTACAATATCTCGGCTGGAAATGTCCTGCGGCACTATGACCTGACAGGTAAATACTGCCCGTGGTACTATGTTGATGAGAACCGCTGGGCTGTTCTGCATGAATATATAACGTCCGCTGCTGTCGATCAGAAGAATCTGTACCGTGTTCAGGTCGGAGCGTTCAGCAGCAGGGAGAATGCCGAGCAGTATATGAATAAGGTAAAAGCCGCAGGGTTCGGCGCTTTTATTGTGGAGGTGGATAATAATGCTTAACAAGCTGGCTAAGCTTATAAACGTTAAATCTATCGTTACGCTGGTACTTACCGGCGTATTTTCTTACCTTGCTATCACTGGTAAAATCGCG